CCGCCAATCTTATAGCCCATCGGTTTCCTACCGATGGGCTATAAGATTGGCGGGGCGCATACCAATCGCATGAGCGGGGGAAGCGCAGGCAGCGCAAATATGCAGAACCTACCGAGCGGCAGACGTGAGGGGCAGAGCGACCTCTTGCGCCGTAGCATCATCGCCAACGACGGGCAGGTTATTGTGAACTTTGATGCCTCGCAGATTGAATGCGTCGCGGCAGGAGGGCTAGTCTTAACCGATACAGGGTTAAAACCGATAGAACACATTTCTATTGACGATTTGTTATGGGACGGAATAGAATGGGTAGAACATGATGGCGTTGTTATGAAAGGAATTAAAGATGTCATTACCTATTCAGGAATTACCGCAACACCTGACCACATCGTCTATACAGAATGTGGACGGGCTATCCCGTTCGGACAAGCGGCGGCTGAACGCGCGACGCTCTTGGTTGGCGAAGCTGGCGGGAAAGCAATTCGGACTATGGACTGTGCTGGACAAGCCGATACCACTAATGACCCCGTACATTCAAGTGTATTGTCGCTGCCAATGTGGAGTAGAACAGTTGGTAAATGCCAACGATATAGAACGTGGGGCTTCTCGTGGTTGCGTGAGTTGCATGAACAGGAAGTATTTGCATATACCCAAGCTGCCTGCGTTGCAGTTGCAGCAGCGGTACAACGCTTTGGTAGAACGTTGCAAAGCAAACAAGTTTTCTTCCCGAACTTATGCGACGGTAGAAAACCGCTTTCAATCCTGCCAAGATTTCGTGGAGTATATGTGGGCGGAGTTCCCGACGCAGGACTATCGCGGATTGGAGATAGACAGGATAGATACCAACGGACATTACGAGCGGGGCAACATTCGGCTGGTAACGCGCGAGCAAAATGCACAGACGCGCCGCTGCAATACTATGGTTTCATATCTTGGGTACGAGATGTCGGTCGCCAAGTTCGCAAGGGATTATGTTCTGCATTATCACGCCGATGCGGTTCGCGCTATGCTGCTAAAAGGTATGACCCCGCAGGAGATTGTACAGCACGCGGAGCAACGCAGGCAGACGTTCATCGTTTATCAGGGTGTGCGCTATACACGGGCAAAGTTTTTAGCTCGCTATTGCCCAAATTATTCTGCGGCTTATCTGTTCAGCCGACTGCGCCGCGCCATGACAAATGGGGAAACCCTATCACAGGCACTATCCCAGTTTACGATATTGTCAATGCAGGAGCTAGACACCGTTTCACTTATAACGGAATGATTGTAAGCAACTGCCGTGTCCTAAACTACATCGCCAACCAAACTGATGTGCTAGGCGTATTTGCCAGTAAGGGGGATGTGTACTCATACACAGCGGCGGTAGTGTATGGTATCCCTTATTCTGAAATCAACGAGGGGCGTAAGAGCAGCAACCCCGAGATAGCCGCCAAGTATAAACCCATCCGCAACTACGGCAAGACGTGTGCACTCGCATTAGGTTACGGGCAGGGAGCAGCGGGGTTTCAGAAGTACGCTTTGGTAAATTCAGGTATCAACATGAGCCTTGACGAAGCCAAACGCACCGTAACCGCATGGCGTAAAGCTAACTATGCGGCGGCGGGGTTTTGGAAAACCTGCGACCAAGCCTTGCAGGTTATGGTGGATGGTGGGCAGATGTATTTCGGCGGGCAGGATGGCAAGATGTTTTTCGCCGATGGCAAACGTTTCCTACTGGGGCGACACGTTCCAGGCATCCGAATGCCTAACGGTTTGTGGTTGAATTACCCCAACCTGCATGTGGATATGTCTAGTGGCAAGCCACAGTTTGTGTATGACAAGGTGGGGTACACAGGAAAGCCTTTAAAATCAAAGGCGTATGGCGGTCTTATCTGCGAAAATATTGTGCAGAGCTTGGCGTTTGCCATCATGAAACAGCAGGCTTTATGGATTGCCAAATATTATCCCATCGTTATGAACACCCACGACGAGTGGTGTGTGGTCGTACCACGCGACCAAGCAGAGACCGCCGCCGAATACATGGCGCGGTGTATGAGAACTGCCCCCGACTATGTGGCTGGTTTACCCCTTGATACAGAGGGCGGCTGGGCGCAGAGTTACGGAGCAGTTGATGATGACTGGTCTAAACGACCTGATAACCCCGACCGAGTGCATCGGTTTGACCCTAACACAGGAGACGTATTATGAAAGTTACGAAAGTTAAATCCGTAGAACACCATATCAAGAAAGCCCGCGAGCATCTGTTCGCGCTAGAACTCGCCGCCCGCGCCGAGCGCGAAGCGACCATAGAGAGCGTGGAAAAGGATAGCCAGTTCGCCCGCCGAACCTTAGACTGGTTGCACTTCGCCGAGACCGTAGCTGAACACATTGAGCATTACACCGTACCACAATACGGCGACGCGCCCGACGACCAAGTAGAGGGTTGGACGGCAGAGCATTGCGTGAACCAGTTACACAAATATGCCAGCCGCTTCGGCAGCAACAAACGCGAGGGGCAAGATGCGCTTGACCTGTTAAAGATTGCACACTATGCTCAGTTGGCATACGACAAACTTCACAAGGAGGCACAAGATGGCGCGTAAATATGTAGGCAGCATCGTAGATTTTTTTGTAACCGAGCACAAGGTTAGCCGCGTGGAAGCTACGCGCATGATTGACACCGTGCTCAATGGTATCGCCCACCAGCTACGCGAGGGCAACGAGGTTATTATCCGTGGGCATGGTACGTTCCGTGTGTCGCGTAGCAAGCCGCGTAAGAACAAAGGGTTTGGTAAAACTGAGACCATGACTAAGCCACGCGCTAGGGTTTCATTCCGCGCCTGCCCTGCCCTACGCGACTGGTTGGAGCAAGGCTACAAAAATACTGACACAAAATAACGCTTGACGAGCGTTGAGAACTAGCGTATGATGTACGCTAGTTTTTTATTTAGGAGCGCAACATGAGCGGTAAACACCGTGTGTTTTCATTCACAGCGATTAAACAATTTGAACAATGCCCCCGCCAGTACAAGGAAGTACGGATTGAGAAGCTGCACCCCTACGAGCAGAGCGAGGAAGCGCAATGGGGCGAGTACGTTCACAAGTGTTTAGAGGATGCCATCACACAGGGCGAAGCCTTACCGCATAACGTTAGCCAGTACCAGCCACTCATTGATGCGGTTGCACAACGCAGAGCCGCAGGCTGGGAAGTATGGTGCGAGAAAACATTTGCCATCATGAACAACGACCAAGCCGAGTTTACCGATAGCGAGGACACATGGTGGTCGCCCAAGAATAAATTAGCTGGCAACATTGACTTGTTGATGGTCTCGCCCGACGGCAAGGAAGCCATCATCAATGACTGGAAAACAAACAAGTCGGCGAAGTATGCCGACCCCAAACAGATAGACCTCTACGCGTTGGGCACGCTGCTGGCGATACCCACGTTGGAGAAAGTAACAGGCTGCCTGATGTTTATCTGCGATGAGTACAAGATGGTTAAGTCCACCTACACCCGCGCAGACATTGACCGCTTGCTGCACGAATGGAATTTCAAAGCCCAGCGCATACGACTGGCGATTATTAACAACAACTTCCCCGAGGGCGCGGCGACACCGCTATGTGGCTGGTGTCCATGTTCCGAGTGCCCCAACTGGCAGCAGGGGCAGGACTTCCGTGAACGTAGAAAGAAACGGCGATGAATCTAATCACATTCCCTTATCCCGCGCAGCGGGTGGTACGCATCCTATCCAACGATGTAGGTGCTGTAACCAATACCATCCCTGACGCGCAGCCAGTACAGTATTACCCCAGCGGGCAGGCACACATTGATGTGCCGTGGACACTCCGCAACATGACGCTGCTGTCGCAGATAATGCAGCCTGCGGTTAGTACCATCTTTGATGGCTATGGTTTCTCAGGGCGAGACCGCCCCTACTACCACCAGCTTCGTATCGCTGAGTTCCTTACACGCAATCCGAGAGCGTACTGTTTCGCAGGGATGGGTACAGGTAAGACACGCAGTCTTACCTGTACCTATCCCTGCGAAACAGTACGCTCTCGGATTGCGTGTAAGGAACTCAGCGATAC